ATCGTATTCTAAGATTTCATCCGGTTTTAAATCTATTTTTGCTTTAATAGTTTGTGGACCAAAGTGAGTTTTTAATTTTCCTTCTTTTTGCAGTACATCTAAATTTTCAAAAGCACCTTTTAATGCTTGTTCTTGATTAAGTTGCTCTAAAGCGTATTCAGCATCTGGAGATGTTGCTTTAGGGTCTTTATTTTTGAACACTGCTTGAGTTTTTTTCTTAGTAAACTCATCTTTTAAATATTTTATGTTATCTTCTGTTCTCATTAAGGCGTTTTCAAAATTACCACCGCCTCGTTCCAAACCTTCTAAAATGTTTCCAATATCTTGTGTGCTACCACTATCTAAAAATTCTCTAGTAGGCTCTCCATCACGTAATAAAGCTTGTACGTTTCCTTCTGCGTCTTCTAAAGTCACTATCTTAGGTCTTTGCATTGGTCTAAACTCAAAAGCACCTTCTTTCGTGTCGCCAAAATAAAATCCTTTACCTCGCATTTGACTGCCAACACCTGTGCTCATAAACCTGTCATCGAAGATGTCAAACTTACGTGGAAAGGCTGTAGAGTGATAACCGATTAGTTTGCCTTCTTCATCAAACTTTGTAGTTTCTGGTGTAAGTTTACGAAAACCGGGTGGTGTAATTTTTTCTACAGCTTCAAAACTTGTTCTGGCTTCGTCTTGTTCCATCATTCTGACCTCATCTTCAAGTTTTGCTATTTCGTCTTTCATGGATGGAGAGACATCTGGTCTTTCAACTCCTTGTTTGTACTGAGCTTGGAGCATTGATTTTTTTTCTTGTTTTAAAGCATCAAGTTGTTTTTGGGCTTTGACAAGACCACCAATTTTATATTGCGGAATAGAAAAAATATCGACATCAGACATGATGACAATTTTATATCTTTTAAGGATTGTTTAAAACTATATTTTTACACCACCAAAGCAACATATCAGCAGACATAGTGTGCTTCATAATATTTACTCTATGGCAAACCAACTGTATGTTTTCTTTGGTATAACCGAAATCTGGATTTATTCTATCAAGTGAAGCATTAAATTCTTTTTTACCAGAACCATCTTTAGCAGTAGTCATCAAAACATTAGAGATAGCACACTTGCCACTTTGTTCCTCCCACAAAGCCAACAAATCTTCTTTTTCTATTTCCCAAGGTAGCTCCGGATTATCTTTTTTTCTCGAATACTTTAGCTGCGAAAAAATTAACTTTAAATACTTCGCTGGCTCGCTAGCACGATTTTTGTTTCTAGACATTGCTCGACATTGACGACATTTGCGACTGCGAGAAATCTTGCCTTCTTTTTTAATGTTGGTCTCAAAAGAGTCAAGTGATTTTTCTTGGCGGCAAGAAGTACAAACTCTGGAAGGTTGTAGCATGCAAAACATTATAAAGAAAAAATTATTAAAAAAACAATGTGTACATCTTTGTAAAAGTGTGGTACAATGTGCAAATGGCGAAAGTTTAACTAAAATTTAGGGAGGTCAAAAAAATGATACAAACATTTTATTTTTACCATGACGACATAAAAACCGGATTACGTGGCGAAGGCTGTGGCTACCGAAAATGTTATGTCAAGAGTATAGGACCCAAGTGGGTCAGATTAAAATTTTCTAAGGATGGCAACTTTAGAAAGATTGCCCGCAGAAAATGGGATGCGATAACGCAACAAAAAGTCTTCATGACTTGGGATGAACATGTTCAAAAGGTAAAGGAGGTGTCCGATGGCTAGAGATAAACAAAAAAGCAAAGTCTATAAGTGGGAAAGAAATTTCTATAAAAGCGATAGGCTGTTTAGGAAAAATTGTATTGTTAAACAGCATAAGCGTTTGAATAAAAAGTTTTTTCGTTCCTTTGGAAGAGGAGTCACCCTTGAGATAACCAATGGTTATTATCGTTGTCATGCTGTGGGCTCTACAAGAACCATAACATTAAGAAATCAGTTTGGTTTGAACTATGCAATTCTGCTTCATGAGTGGGCTCACATACTTGCTTACGAATACTATGACAGAAACCATAGTTTAGAAGGTCATGGTCCAGAGTTCGTTTCGATTTATATGAATTTATTAAATACATACCTAGGTATAGATATAAAAGAACTGACTCGAAAAGCCAGAGAAATGAATATTGACTTTATTAGCCCGGCAAAAACCAAATCCAAATTGAAGTTAAATAAAAACATGAAACCTTTTAGTCCTGTAGACAGGGAGTTGTTAAAATAGGTACGTAAGTACCATGGCTTCGCAAGGTTATCTCGTTTTACCTTGCGGAGTTCAATTCAAATACCATCAAATTTTTTTAGAAATTTCTGTATCTAACTTAGTTATAGCTATAACTGTATATGTATTTATATTTTTGGGGGGTACCCCCTAAATTAATCCGCAAATCCCTATAAAAAAGGCGTTTCAATAGGGTTCCTTCAAGCTTGGGAGTGCTCTGCACACAGCAGGCTATTTAATCCTTTATTTAAAAGGCTTTCAGACAGCATGTAAGCTATTGATTTTATTGACTTTTATTCTAAAACTTTTTTTATTTGAAAAAATAAATTAAAAAGCGGGAAGCGGCTCCCACTTAGTTATTCAACTACATATCTTTATTGTCATAAGTTTCTGTACTAGCTCCTAATAACTTGCTTATTCTCTCCTTAATATCGTCTTTAGACATGCTATTTACATTAGCATTGATATTAAGATTTTGAGTCTTAGTAACAGATAAACCAGCTAATTGATTAAGCTCTTTAATTGCTGATACAGCTGCATTGAACTGACCAGACTCGAATGACTCTTCTGCTATCTTCCATAACATAGTGCCTGTCTTCTGCGGAGTAATGGCATATTTCTCAGCTAGCTCATCTTGCTTAATCTTTATAGCTTTCGTGACATGTGGGAAGTCTTTACCATTCAGCATTTTATTAGCAGCTACCGCTGGAAACTCATATCCTGCTTTCCTTGCTGCTTCTGTCTGTGAACAAGCTCCCTCAGTATAATGCCAGACAAACGCATTCTGCATTTCAGTAAGACCTTGTTCCTCATCCTTCTCGAATTGGTTCTTAACTTCCACTAATGGCTTCTTTGGTTTTCTTGGCATATCAGTATTTTAAACCACTAACAGGGTAGAGTGTAGAGTGTATGGTCGTATTACTTATACCTAATATATAACCAGCATAAATATACATTGTTATGCTTATGCTATATATATAATAATAATAATAATAAAGTATATACCTAACACTACCTATAGCATAAAACCACTGATATATAGGGATTTTTGGACAGGGTGGCATATTATTAGCTATACACTGTTTTATTGAGCTATACACTATCTTTTCTGATGGTAAACCAAAGTCATAGCCTCACAGTCAGGGCATGACAGGTTGGTAACTATTTCAAATTCTTGGTCCTCAGCATCTTCCGGGATGTCGTGGTCTCCTCCCCAGATTAATTTACCGCCACAGGCATAGCATTTATTCATCGTTCACCTCAATCAAAACTACTTCCTACACCAAACTCCGAATTACCATTCCCATTACCTAGGTCTGGTGCTTCATAATCTAAATCATAGACCTTCTTACCATTACTCCTTCTGGGCTCGATGCCTCTTTCATGTAAGACCCTAGCAGCGTCTTTAAAATCAGGCATCCTTGGATTTTTTATACCTAAGTCTCGAAGCAACTTCGTCATTTGTACCGGTGCTGTGTGTTCGGAGTCAAAGTCACAGTGCTCCAGCAAAAGGTCCTCAACCGAGCTCTGTGTTCGGTATGCTTCATTGCTATCTTGGAGCATTTCCCTTTCGTCTGGCGAGAGAAACCAATTCTTTTGACCTTCTACATACAAGGTCTCTTTTACTTCTGCCCAGAGCTGTTGCATGTCGATACCATGGTTAAATTTAATCTCTTTGACAGACAAGGTCCAAAACCTTCGGTTTCCAGAACTATCTGTTAAGAACTCTCTGGCGTTTACTGAAGCGTAAAACGCTGTTCTTCTTTGATAAGTAGTGAACGCCCGGTCATAAGGCAATCGGAGTTCGTCTGTTTTGGAGGTCACAAAGGCTTTCAGCTGGTCAATATCTGACTTCTTAAAGGTAGACTCTATCTCTCCCAATTCGACTATCCAATGGCTTACAGCTCGCTTTACTGAGTCTTTATCACTAGGATTAAGGGTTGCACCTTCCAACAGCCAGCCTTTGTTGTAATCGCATAATCTTTTAAACCAAAGTGTTTTTCCTAGACCTTGTGCTCCTTGAAAGACCAAGATACCTTCTAGTTCGACACCATTGGGCTCATATACCGCTGCCACACAACTAATTAACCATTTCTTGAGCAACATTTCTTTCAGAGCTTGTGGTGTCGTTGTGGACACTGTGTCAAGAAATTCTTGCAGTCTGGATGTACCATCCCATGCTTGACTGTTTATCCATTCCGCTACCGGATTGTATTCTTTTGCTAAAACCTTAAGGTAATCTCTGACCCTAGTGTGCGGCACGCCAAGCTTGATACAGCGGTCTTCTATTTCTACGAGTGAAGCCTCTTCTTTCATGTCAGCGATGAACTTCATGTGTGGGATGTCTATTTCCATTCGTTTCTTAATTACATTGTATTGGACATGAATGCTATGGGTGCTTATTACCGCTTGCACATTATCTTTAGTGTTGAGCATTCTGCCCTTTTCAGACCTTTCAAAATCAACTTCCACCGGGATGTCTAAAATATTGAGCATAGGCATCAGCTCTCCAGCAACTTGCTTGTGGTCGTTGTAATCGCCCTTAGAGGTAGGCATTCTGACTTCTGCCATACCACCAGCCTTAGTAATTATTGAACAAGCTTTAAGAGCTTCGTTTTCACCTGTCTTGCTTTCATCATTGTCCGCAATAAAAATGTGTTTCCTGTCGGACAGCGTCTCGAAGATGCCTTCGGCAACAGCGGAAAGATTGTAAGCGTCAAAACAAACAAAGACCGGTGCTTCCATGTCTCGATAGATACTAGCAGCTGTAGCATAGCCTTCGGCATAATAAACAGTGTCACTGCTTTTTAATATTTCTTGTCCAAGAATAAAAAAGCTGCCGCTTTTTTTAGAACCGGTAAGAAATTTCTTAGTACCATCATCGTTGATAAATTGTAGACCTACCACAGCTAAAGAAGCATCCAAGAGAGGTATCATCAGAAGACCTTTCTCGTCTACTTTCAAGCCATAGGACAAAACTTCTTTCTTCTCTAAGTAAGTGTGTCGTTCGCATTCTTTTCCAGCCTCCCACATTGTCTGTGCTCGTTTTGCGGACTTAGAATATTTTTCTGCCTTTTTAATCTCAACATCTTTACGCAGATTTTCAATCTCTTCTCTTTCTGCCTTCGTCATTGTTTGGCGTTTTTTATTCTCTGGCTTCCAGATTGCTGTGGGCTGGTCCATGGAAACTCTATAGTCTCCAACTCGTCCAAATGGAACTCCTTGGTTTAACCATAGCTGGTACCAGCCCGACAACTTTCTTTCGCCTCCGAGGTTGATGTAAGCACGCCCTATTTCGCCACCAACCACCAACCCCCTTCTAGAGTCTGGCTCCATACCATGCTCAGACATAAAGGCTATGAAATCGTTTGTGTAATCTGTAGTAAAAGGTCTGTCGAAGTTTTTCTTGTTAGGGCGTTTTATTTTTAGTGACATTCTGATTTGCTTCCAATATTTATTTGTGTATAATCATACACAAATTTATAAACCAATCAAGAGGGTAAATATGAAAAACATTGAAGCAAAATGGTTAGGCGGTGTTACTGCCGAAACTTATGCAGCAGGGAGTGTTCAATTTACTTGGGAAGATAGCAATGGTAATCCAAAGTTAGAAAAGCTTTTTTACCAAGCTGGCGAAGCTCAAGAAGGTGCACACAATTTAATTAACAAGGTACAAGTGTTTGGGATTAAAAATCCTAACACTCCTATTGGAGTAGACACTTACATGCCTAATAAAAAAATGTCAGAAATGATTATAGATATGGAGGAGGTAAAAGAACATGTCTCTAAAGTTAAGTAAAGAAGAGTCAAACTTTACTCCTATTGATGAAGGTCAATATGAGGGAGTTTGCTTCCGAGTCGTAGACTTGGGAACAAGAGAAGAGCAATGGAAAGATAGTCCACCTAAAAAAAGGACCATCTTACATGTTAGTTGGGAAATACAAGGCGATACCAAAATGGAAAATGGTGAGCCCTTTGTATTAGGAAAAACTTATACAGCATCATTAAATGAAAACTCTGCACTTTTTAAAGATTTAAAATTGTGGAGAGGTAAGCCTTTTACTGATGATGAGCTATCAGAGTTTGATGTATCAAAAATGGTTGGTGCACCAGCAATGTTAGTTGTTAAGCACACTGATGATAATAAAGCTAGGATTGCAGATTTATTTAGACCTGACGAATTTAAAATTAAACCAACTAAGAATGAAAGTTTGGTTTTTGATTTGACTGATTACTGTCAAGAAGTATCAGGAGAGTCTAGGTCTGACAAAATGATTAAGGCTTTTGATGGTCTTCCAGAGTGGCAACAAAATTTAATTAAAGAAAGTTTTGAATTTGAAGCAGCTGCTGATAATCGCTCAGTTGATGATGAGAGTCACAAACAAAGTTTGAAGGACATTGTTGATGCGGAAGTCGAAGATGACGATGTGCCATTCTAAATAACTTTATGGAAGGGGATGGGTCTATTGCTTTATACTTCCAAATTCTCCCCAAGCAATATGCCTGTCTTCTTCCACCCATTAAGATATGAAATTTAAAACAGGAATATACGAAAACTTATCATACGATGACTACGCTAAAATCGAAGCGTTTAGGTCTCATGACTTAACCAGCATAGATAAGTGTGCTTATACATGGAAACACCAAAAAGGTTTGCAACCAACTCCAGCTTTATTAGAAGGTAGGGTTCAACATACTGTATTTTTAGAACATCATAATTTTGATAAAGAGTTTGTTATTGAGCCTGATATTGATAAAAGAACCACTGCCGGAAAACAAGCATATAGAGAATTTTTAGAAGACGCTGGCAACAGAACACCAATAAGCTCAGAGCTTTATGAAGTCTGTATGGACAGAAGAGATGTAGTGGCGGATTACATCCCAAGTAAATTAGACAAAGTAGAATTAACATTGTGCTATGAGTGGTGCGGTCATCCTTTCAAGTCAAGACTTGATTGGTATGATGGCGAATTAGTTTGGGATTTAAAAACTTGTCGTGATGCTTCGCCAAGAGGATTTAAGAATGCTATCAATGGTTTTAGGTATCACATGCAAGCTGCATTATATGTTGAAGCATGTAGAGCTTCGGACCTTAAAGCTGAGGGTTTTAATTTCTTAGCTCAAGAAAAAGTACATCCTTATCCATACGCTATATATTCTCTTTCTAAAGAAGCTTTAAAGTATGCCGCAGCAAGAAATGAAAGAGCGTTTCAAACTTTATTAAAATCTAAAAAAGAAAACAAATTTAAGCCTTACAACATTGAAGGCATACAGACAGTAGAGCTGGGAGATTTATGGTAAGCCACAATCTATCAATCTTTTAACCCTGCTCTTATCATAAAGCCAAAAAACTAAAAGATAACGATTACCAAATTCAACCGGCAAACCTCTGTGCATATTGGTAAAGCTTGGAAAGATTAAAGCGTGTCCTGATGGTAAAGGGCTGATACTGCCATAATTATGAAACTCTGTTCCTCCGCCCTTATAATCTCCGGTGTTGAGTGGCACCACTACACTTATATCAGCAGATGCGTCATGATGCCAAGCACCTTGTTTTTTATCTTTTAAATTATAATTAGCTATTTGTATTGAGCTAATCCCATAGCAATTTCTTTGCCAAATAGAATAAAAAATTGGATTTAAAACAGACCGGACCACGAACCACATGTTCTCATAAATCTCAGGTATTTCTGTTTTTAAAACTATTTCGGGAATTTGTCTGAGCTCATCCTCATCTGGATTGACAGCAAAACCTTTTTTCTTATTAAAGTTTTCTATCTCGTTTACCAACAGTTTGCAAAACTTTCTTCTGAACAAAGGCACTTTGTATATGTCCGGATAAATCTTTGATAGATATTTATGTATAAAATTTTTTTGCATTTTTTCTACACCACCACCGGCTGCATGTTTAGCTAAGTCTGGCAAACTTTCTTGCACTGCTTTATATAGTGGTTGTGAAATGTGCCAATGCGATTGCATGGCAAGTAAGTAATTTTTAATCTTATATTGTTCGTTCACGAACAAGATTTTAACATGTACTAATCAGGTTTGACTCTTTTTTGATAAATCTGTTCTTTCATCCAATCAAACATTTCTTCGCAGAATTTTTGTTTTTCAATTTCATCAACGCATCTTTTAAATTGTTCTCCTGACAAATAACTGTAAGGAGTAAAATCTACTGCGACTTCAAAACCACCATCTTCAAATCTGCCACCGCCATAAACAATATCATGAAAAATTTTTACATTATCGTCTTCTTCATGAATTTCATATTTATAAGAGTAGCCTTTATATTTTTCATAGTTTGGTTTTTCAAACCAAGAAATTCTAGGACTAATTTCATGATTTAAATTAATTATACTGCCTTTCACTATGCACCTCCTTTATCTACACGTTCAACTATCAAACTTGCAAGCTCTAAAAGACTTTCATCTGACCACATATCAAGTTTTATTTTGAAATACGCTGTATTAGCCATTCCTTCTTTCTTTAACTGTCTAAGTGCTGTTTGATTAAGGTTTTCATAAATTTCCATTGCATCAGGAATTTTTTTATTTGAGTTTTTCATTTTTTTACCTCCTTAAAAACTTGGGTCATAATATGCTTGTCTACCTTCAAACACGATGGGTGTTCTGTTTTTTCTGTTGCGAATTTCAAAGTTGCCTTTTTCATTTTTTCTGACTTCTTCATAAATTCTGCCTTTGAGAACACCATCCTCATAAACATCGACCTCTCTGACATAATAAATTTGACCATTAGGGTTTCTACTAAACTTATAACCCTGACCTTCGCTTTGCATACTGCCAGAAACCAGCTCTGCAAAATCACGTTGTAATTTTAAATAGATGTCGCCTTTTGGATTTTTTCTTGGTTGGTTTATATGTCTAAACCTATCAATGACAGTCAATGGGTATCTGTCAGAATAAGCCATATAAGTTGCACCATCGCCAACTTTTGGCTCATCTCCTAACAAGTAGCCTCTCTTGCTTTTTATTCTATTGATTATGCTACCTTCCATTAGTACCTCCTTTTATTTAGTTTTAAATTAATCATATAGCTATAGTACATTATTTATAATTATTTGCAACTATTTATAAACATTTATTTATGTGTAAATAGTTGTACATTTATGCAAAACAGTGTAATATGTAAATGTAATGATTAACTATAAAAAACAAAAGGAGGAAAAATGAGTGTTGCCACTTTAAATGCGTCTCTTGCTGAGTACGAAAGATTGTTCGAGGAAGCAGACAGAAAGGACCTTTGGGTTGCTTTCAAAAACAAAGTTGATGACCTTTTGCTTGTTCCTTACTTATGGTTGCCATTACTTTTACTAAAACTTTTGGAGGTGTTACTGTGAATAAAAGTGGAAAAGCTCAATATGTAGAGCACATGTTAATTAGAGCCAAGCTCTATAGAAGTCTGAAGATAAAAACTAAAGGTCAAAAAATGGCAGTGGATGACCTAATTCTTATGACTTCTCCTGAGGTCATTAAAGGTATGTACGAACAAAACCAACATGGTTTTTATAGAATGCTGAATAAAATGTACCCAGACAATGAAGAAAAATTAAGCAAGTCAGATTTCACTGTTATGGGTATTTTTGTTAATGCTAAAGGTCAAGAAATTAAAAAAGAGGTGTTACTGTGAAAAAAAACGAAGCTAAAGCAGTATTGTTTTTAGGGCAATACTCTCAAAACAAAGGCTTACTAAATGAGACAGTCAAGATGCTGGATTTTTTAGAGGACCTTAATAAAAACAAGGAGGAGCTATGAAGCTTATAACTAAAGAGATAGAGAAGAAACTATCTAAAAATAAAGGCGATGGTCAGGACAAACCATACCTAAAATTGTTCAGTCCAGCAGGTGGTTCTACTTGGCTTATCAGTAAAAAAGATGGCGACCTTTTATTTGGTCTTTGCGACTTAGGGCAAGGCTGTCCAGAAATAGGTTATGTAAGTCTTAAAGAACTTGAAGCCATTAAGCTGCCTTATGGGCTAAAGATTGAAAGAGATAAGTGGTTTGAGCCAAAGATGAGTCTTTCAGAATATGCTGACAAAGCTAGAGCTGAGGGAGGTATCTATGCTTATTAAATAAAGTTTTTACTTGATAAAGAATTGTAAATCTTTATATTTTTATATACAATGTACGACACTATGGATGAAATTATACAAAATATTAAATACCCAAAAGGCAGGAAAACTTTGGCTGTTGATGTGGACACTTACAATTTATTGCAAGACATTTGTAATAAACAAAGACGTTCAAAAATTGACCAATTAAAAATCTTAATTGAAAAAGCTCATAGCGAACAAGCTTAATTATGTTTGGTATTATAAAAAGAAAACCAAAAAATTTACCTGAGTCTTATGAAATAAAAGACCCACAGGAAATTATTGATATGTTTACTAAGCTTAACATGCACCATCAGGTAGCCTTACTCAGATTAATTTCAAGAAATATTTTATTTGAAATTGATGATAAAACTTTTATTGGTTTAGAGTTTGAATATGATGTGGATGGAGCTTTGATTAAAATTTCAAATAAACTAGACCAAGCTTCCGATACCCTCTGATACATTTCTGACAGCTATTTCTCTGTCTTTTTCATTAGGCAAAATACTTGGCGACATTCTTTCTGTTGAAGTCATTTCCGGAACATCAAAGATAGGCACATTAACTTGTGGTGCCATGTTTATTGATTGTTGATTTTGTAAAGCTTCTAGCTCTTCTCTGACCTCGTCTTTAATTCGCTCATCTCGATAAATAACATCATCATCATCGCTTATATAATCAACTGCTTCATCAGCTCCTCTGATAAGCCCTTGTGCTTGTGTATAACCATAAGTGTCAAAGACTTTTATAACATCTTCGATTGGCTGCCCTGAGAGCAAATAGTCTGCTAATTTATTGTAATAAGCCTCGTTTTGTCTCAACGCAATACTTTGTGCTATGTCATCTCCCATGTTTAAAGTGACCACATTTCTTAAAAGTCTTTGTATTCCAATTCCTGCTTCTAAACCGCCTCTGGTTATTCCTTTTGGAACTTCATTGGCTAACTCTACCCCCATCGAAAAAAATGGTTGAGTAATTGAACCACCTTTTTGAATAGAAAAAGCTTTGCCTAAATAATCATTAAGCTTGTAAAACGAAGCAAATTCTTCGGGTTCCAACATAACCTTCATAGCATCTTTTACATTTTTTTGTGAGAAGTGAGATTGAAACCTTGGCAAGCCACCTTCTAATTGAGCTTCTTTACTAAACCTAGAAAGCTGTGATAATAAAAAATCTTTTTTTGCCAACTTATAAAGCTCTGGGTCTACTGCTTGTAAAATTCTTTTGGTGTTTCGCAAACTTCTTGCACTAACATTTGGGTCGAAAACATCTTTTAAAGCATTAGCAGCTTTTTTATCAGTCACAAACTTTGCATACTTTCCTATTGCACTTTTGGCAACAAGTTGTAAAGCTGGTTTATTAGGGTCATAAATTCTTCTTGCTAAATTATATAAAGGCTCTGTTTCATCCATAAGATGAGCCAAATCATCCATAATGCCAAACATAGCAGCACCATCACCTGTACCAGCCTTAGTTAATTTAGAAGCAAGCTTTCTCATTTCTGTTGTACGTCTTGCATCTAAAGACATTAAATCATCAACCAAATTGCCATCTGCGTCATAAAACATTTTTTTAAACTTTTCAAAATTCTTAATAGTATCTGCTGAAGGGCTTTTTACTGAACTCATAGCATCATCAACTTGTTTGACAATGTTTTCTATACCATCGACTTTTATATAACCAGCATCTTTTAATTTGTTATAAAATTTTCCTGCTCTAGTCTTTCTTCTTTTTGTAAGCTCTTTTACAACTTCACCCATTCTATTAGCGAGAGCAGTTGGCGTATCACCAAAAACTTTTCCAGAGCCACCAATTTTTTCAGCAAATACTTCAATAGCTTCTTTTGCCTGTGTAGCTCTATCAGCATAAAACTTACCAAACTTTTCAATGTTGGGTTGTTCTGCTAAAAATCTTTGTATTTTTCCTGCTCTGCTTCCTATTTCACCCGCTTCAGCAACAGTCAAATCTATACCAAATTGTTTTTTTGCGTCTTGAATAATTTTATCTACGTCACCTTTAAGTTTTGTTAAATAAGTTAAAGAGTCTTCTTTACCTCGAAACTTATTTATTAAGCCTCTAGTAGCTCCTTGACCAAAAGGTATAGCACCAAACATAGATGATATTTCTTGGTCTTCCAGCATTGCAGATAATTCTTCTGGAGGTGTGTTATAAAATGTATTTATTAATTCTTCTCTACCAAGTCTTGCATAGCCTCCAGCCAAATATGTGCCAATAAGACCGCCTAGAGCTGTAGTCACGACAGTAGCTCCACCCTTAACAATAGGAATAGGTATAGGCAATTTTTGACCAAATTCAAAACCTGCTTTAGCACCTGCCATTCCACCACCAACATCAGCTAAAAACGTAGCAGCAGGAACTATATTAGGAGCTACAGTACCTTTAAAAAAACCTACTACATCGTTATCAGGAAATTCTTTTTGGAATTTACCACTATCATCCATGTAAAACAAAGTACCATCTTGATTGAAATATCTATCAGCAGGTGTATCTTCGTCTGGAAATCTTTGATTGGCTAAAAATTGAACTCTGGTTTCGTCATCAAAAAAAAGATTACTTCTTACTTTTCTCAGCGTGTAATCATCATATTTTCTTGCTACCGCTTCTTTATTAGACCGAATGGCTGAAGCTTCTTTTTCTAAATCTGCTAAATTCATTCAAAACCTAAAACTATTTTTTTAGCAGCTTCTTTTTCTTTATCTGTTGCGTTAGGATTTTTTGCTAACCATTTTTCATACAAATCTTTTTCTGCACCATCAAAATCACTTATGTTTTTGTTTTCGTTGCCGCTTTTTTTAGCTGCTGCTCTTTTCTTTTCTTCTACTTCTTTTTTGTAAGCATCTATGTCAAAGCCTTCGGCTAAAGCATCTGTATTAGCAATAGCATCATCTATAATTTTCTTGTCGTTTTCATCAAACAAAGGAAAGTTTTTTTGAAAATTTAATTCAAACTCTGCCATTAAAGCAGATATTTCAGTTGCCTGTTTACCTTCTTTATTTAGTCTATTTAATTCTTTTAAGTATTCTGTATTGAACTGTGAGTCTCTGCTAGCTAACTTATCTAAAAGTCTTAGCTGTTCTATAAAACCCTCGTAAGTAGAGCCAAGTGTAGGAGCTGCTTGAATAAATAATTCCATCTCTTTATTAGATATAGCTCCTTTGGTTTGTGAAACAATGCCCATAGTAAAGTTCATAGACAGTTGATTTAAGGCTGTTTTTCTTCCTAAATCAGTTGAGTCTATGTTAAAAAGTTCGCCAAAACCTAGTTCATCTGCTAATTGTCTCATACCTAAAAAAGCTGTTTCTGTAGGTCCAAAATTTTCTGGTCCAAGTTTTTTTGCTAAATCCCTTGCATACTCTACTTGGCTAACAGTAGACACAGCTGCTACTGCTTTTTCATTATAAGCCGCAACATTTTTTCCTATGTTTTTAATTATTTCTTCATCAATCGCAGTGACCCCACCTATCTGTTTTGTGATTTGTGTAGGCTTAACTTCTTTTCCTTGATACTTTGAAATCAAATCATTTATTTCTGCTGCGTTTGCATTTGTATCAGCAAGTCTTTTGGTTTGTTTATTACCAGCTTCATCAACATATTCAATCGTGACATAATCTAATTTTTTATTAGCATTTTCAATTACTTTCATGTTGTAATCGTTAAGATATTTTTCTGCCAATCTTTCATCTTCCATAGCTAATTCCATAGCTTTCATAGCTACTTGTTGTCTTTCTTGTCTTGCTGTTTCTTCTCTGCGTCTTGACTCGTCTACTATATTGTTAAAACCAGCAGCTAATCCGGTATATGCAGAAGCACCTCCGGTGTTAGGAGTTTGCAACAAACCCTTGCCTAATTGTGATGCAGCCTCATAAATATCCATTGGCTGTTGAGGCTCTATCATTCCGCCTAAGCGGTCTTCATATTTAGCCCTATTAGCACTGAAATCTTGTTTTTGTTTAATTAAGCTTGCTAATTCTTGCAAACCAATATCAGTAGAGTTAGCCGCTCCGCCCTCTTCGTAAAACATTTGCTGAGGTATATTTTCTCTGCTTATTGTCATATTCCAAAAACAGGACCGGGTAATGAGCCCAAGTCTAAATTAGAACTTGGAGGATTAAAAGTTGCACCACTACTAGAAGGTGCAAAAGGATTTGGAGCTTGCTGTCCAAAAATAGGACCGACTGCTGTGTTTGGATTAAAAGGCGTAAACATATTGTTAGGCGTTGAGCTGCCAAAAGTTGATGGAGTAAAAGCTGGACTTGTACTAAAAGCCGGACTATTTAATAAAGCTGGATTAAAAGTTGAAGCTACAGCTGGAGAAGTTTGAGCTTGTTGAGCTTGTTGATTTTGTCGATTAGAACCATAGTTATAATTTGTTTGAGCACCGGGCTTTAACAAGCTACCAATACCTCCGAAAGCACTAAGTCCTGTGCCAAGAGCTGTTTGTAAAGCACTTGGTTTAGGAGCAAAGCCTGTTGTTGTTTGTGTTCTTGAAGTTGGCACAGTCTGTATAAAAGGCAACAAGGATTGATACTGCATCAAAGGAGTTTGTTGTCTTTGCATAGCATTTGCTCTTTGTGCATCTAACACATTTTGTTGTTGTTGTTGTCTCATGCCGCCTGTTTGCATGCCATATTGACCTAAATTCATTAAACTACCAACACCAAATCTTTTAGCCTCTTGTTGTCTTGTAAAATCTTGCATGCCTAATCTTTGAGCTTCGCCAAAGCCTCTGCTTCTAATTCCGCTAATTGCTTCTCCTAAACCACGACCTATGGCTTCTGCTCTTTCTTGTCCGCCTAGCCTAGCTCTTGAGCCAAAAGCTGCTAATCCACCTCTGCCAATATCTCCAGCTCTTGCTCTTATGTCTGCAATATCTCCTTGTTCTAAAACATCAGATATAGTTTGCTGTACTACAGCATCTTCATAAGGGTCCATAAACTGTTGAGTTCTTCCTTGGTCATAAGCTCCATAGGTATCTCTTAACAAACCTAACGACTCTAAACCTCTATCAGAAGCTGCTAATTGGTCTTGCTCTAAATCTGCTATCTGTTGGTCTATAACTACAGGGTTGCCATCAGCATCATAAAAAGTTCTTTCTGCTGCTCGCATGGCTCCGGGAATAAATCCACCTCTGCCACCTAAACCAAAAAGTAATTGTTTGCTTAAAGGGTCAAGCTCCCCGGTTAATCTGCTAATACCAGAAATGTAGGGCATAGGTGCTCCACCAGCTTGCATTTTTATAGGATTAAATTGGCTGGGCATAATTACTAAACTCATTCATCATTTGATACATTAAATCTGTACCACGCTGTTTATCTTCTTCTAAAGATGGCACCAAAGTAATTATTCCGCCTTCGCCTTTTGTCATTTCAAAAGCTCCAGCTCCTCTTACGCTTTTACCTGTCATTACAAATTCGCCATCACTTAACATAGCAGGTATATCATCGCTTGTTTCTGTGCCTGCTCCATTAATGTCTCCTGACATTCTTTCAAAATCTTCTAAAGCCACATCTCCACCTTCGGCAAAAGCCATTATAGGACCACCATAAGCAGCTTTTTGCACAGGTTGCTCAATAGGAGCTCCGCCAGATAATTGTGGCAACTCCGGTAATAAACCAAACTCAACAGGATTAGGCTGTTCTTTGCCCATTCTTCTAGCTATCTCTGCTTCTATATTGTATCTACCCATTGAGTCAAATTGAGTCATTGGAGTCATAGGTACGCCATAATCTTCTTTGGCTTCATCGTAAGCTTTTTTAGCAAGAAATGCGGCAGGTAAACCAGCAGCCAAAAGACCACCCATACCAAGTCCGCCACCCATACCGCCTTGTTGTCCACCGCCACCAAGAAGACCGCCTAAACCACCGCCACCACCTAAGCTACCACCGCCTAAGCTACCACCGCCTAAGCCGCCAAGTAATTTACCTACACCACCGCCAGAGCCACCAGAACCACCGGTTAATGCAGCAATTCCTGATTTCGCACTTGTAAATGGATTTTTACCAAATGCAGTAGCTTTAAAATAATTTTGCGGAGTAATTTTTGTTCCTGCTGCTAATGCAGGAGCCATACCGGGCTTCATTCCTGCCATTGCACCACCAGCTGCTGACATAGCAGCACCTAAAGCTGCTCCTTTTAATCCTTTTCCAGAAGCTACACCACCGATAGCTCCTCTAATTGCCATAGCTGCAAGAGGTCCGACTCCCGGTATAGGTATAAAGTTAGCTGCAATCGGAGCTAGTGTTTTAAATAAATCACTTTTTACTACTTTTTTAGTTACTTTAAGAGGAGCTGCTGCAACTTTTAAAATGCTTTTAAATAAACCAAATTCTTCTAATCCTGTGTTTGGGTTTAAAGATGCAATTCCAACTCCAGCAATACGACTCGCTGGGTCTACGCCAGCCATTGACATTCTTTCTTCTAAAACGTCAGCTAACATCGGGTCATTTTCTAAAACAGCAGGAGGAATAACAACATCTCCGGGTTCTAAATGTGCAAGCTCAGTGTCTGGACCTCTTCCCATCTGGGATAAAGCTTCCGCTTCTGGCATTACCATTACTTCGTCAAATTCTGTGCCGGTTGCATCGTACATTGGCTCTAAGCCAAG